TACTCACGTCACTCGTATTTTTAGATTATTCAAAATTAGTAATTTTTTATTAATTTTGTTTTTACTTTATTCAAAATCAAGATGATTTTAGCTTTATTATTTTTCGGGCTTGCAATATATGGGTTTGTTAAAATGGTTTCTTCAAAGCCAAACCAAAACACAAATAATCCATATATCAAAAAACACGCGAAGAAACTGGAAAATGATATAAATTATCAGAATTATTTAAAATGGTGTCAACAAAATGGAGAAATACCAATGGATAAGGCGGTTTTTTTAAAAGACGTTGAGGCCAAAGAAAACCAAATAAAAAACTTATTTAAATGAAACGTCTATTACTTCTTTTTATCACTCTGTTTTTTATTTCTTGTAGTTCGGACGACAGCGAAGATGACGGTAAATGTTGGGGGACCGTAAAAGAAAGGGACGAATCAGGGGATGTAATATGGGAATTTAGATATAAAGAAGATTGCGATAGGTGTGGGGAATATATGAATTATGTTTGCCCGGAACCTGGTACTTGTGGGGATTATTTTGGCGAACCGGTTTATAATGTATTAGGTACTTGGGAATGCGATTAATTAATTCTTTCTTTTCTTGCTTTCCCTTACAATTTCATCAGCCATTTTAACGGCTTCCAACCATTCTTCTACCGTTGTGGTAAAACGGTCTATTTTATATCCTAAAATACGACTGACCCGTACTATCATTGCGCCAAATGATGATTTACTTTCGGGGTGTGAAGTCATTCTCTCGAATTGAGCAATTTTTAAATTCAATCGGTTCTTTGTGTGTGATAATGATGTTTTCGCGTTCTTTACCCTGTATTTCTTGCGCAATTCGTCAATTAATGACTTTTGTTCATCATTTAATTCTTTACCAAATAACCCAATTATGATTTCACAAGCAAAAGCTTTATTTTGAAGATATATTATTTCGGCTTTATCTTTCAGAATACGAATAAAAGTCTTGTCGTTGGATATTTCGTGGTATTCGTCCAATATAAATTGCCAATGAACTGCCAACTCCTTTTCATCTTGTGCCGAACCGTCTTTGATTAAATTCGTTAAATCGCTTGTTACGATTATTTCGTTGAAATTATGAATTGGCAGCTCTCGGCAACTTTTATAAATTGAATCATTCTTTGGTTTCTCCATCTTTTGGAAGAACTTTCTTTGATAATTGTTTTTTCTGTTTCGATTCCTTTGATGAAACAGATTTAATTTGAATTTCTTTTCCGTTTGTTAGCGTGTAACAACAAATATCAGTTCTTTTCTTCACTTGTGATTCTGCGCCAAAATAAGCCGTTTTAGTAGACTTATCAATGAATACCGCTTGTTTGATTCCGGTGTTTTTCTCTACATTCACGGCATTACTCATTGCTTTGGCATACCCGTCTGTTTTATTACAATTGCACATTTTTAATTAATTTGTAAGGTTTTCTTAAAATTTTCAATTAAATCATATTCTGTCATATCTACGACTTTACCCAAATTCACTTCTTGAAGCCCAAAAATAGAATCCGGTTCAGAAACCAAACCCTCTTTTCGTATTTGGCTAAATAATGAATTTTTAGATGAAGCGGACGAATCTATAATTAAAATTAATTCATCGTCTTTTACCTCTAAATCAATGCTCGTCAGCCGAATTAATTCTCCTGACCATATCAAATTATAGGGCTCTCCGGCCTTTTTGGGCATACCTGATGATGGTGGATTAATGAGTGAATAAAAGTTTTCGGTAATTGCCTTGTAACGCCCCACTGCTTTACCGGCTTCATTTTCTCCTGATTCCCATTGAGCGCGAAGCATATCAACGAAAATCAATTCATTTTCAATAATTATTTCCGTTATACGAGACTTTAACCATTCAAGGTTTATTTTCTTTGCTTCTTCTAAAAATTGGTAAACATCCATAGAAAAAAAGGGGCGTATTTCAGCCCCTTTGAAATTTATGCAGAAATAACTACATTCAACACATCTGATCGGTAATACATACCATCAACCGCCACTACACTTGAACCAAGTGCGCTGTCATATAGTTGAACATTATACGTTCCGGCATCGAGACCGGAAATAGTATATTGACCGTCAGAATAATTAACAGTAAATCCAGATTGAACGACACCCGTATTATCGGTAATCCTGAAATCGGTTGCTTCAAACCCCTCAAATGAAGTAGTTTTATCACAAGCAGAAGTCAATGTAACGACTAAATCAGTGCCATTAGAAACGGTGTTTATTACCACGTCATTGATTCCGTCAAGACTTCCAAAATCAATTTCATCCGAAACGGCAAAATCCATATTCTTGTTGTATTCAGACGTTCCTTTTGGAGATAACTGAATTCTTAATGGTTTTTTTGCACCGGTGGTTCCGGTTGGGAGGATGAAATTTTCAGCATTGTTCAAACTCAAGTCAAAACCTTTAAACTTATCACCAACCAAAGCCCCCCACAATCTTGATTTCCCATCTTCGTAATCAACAAAAAGTAAATCAAGGTTTCTGGAAGATAGTGATTCTAATGCTTTTGAAAAACAAACGCCTTTAGCATAATTCACAACGAACTCAACATTTCCCGGGCGAACTTTGATTTTTACACCAATTTCACTGGTTTCGTATTGAGTTTCCTCGTTTGCATCTTCACGGCTGAAATGAGAAGGTAAAGGAATTAAAACTCCTTTTTGAATCAGTTCGTCAATTGTTTCTTGGTCTAATGTGTCACTGGTTACGTCCAATGACCATCCCTTTTTAGCCAACATCAAATTGTTGATATTGTTTGGGTTCACAGCACAACCTAAAGTGCCTGTATTCGCACCCCCCGTAGTACAATTTAATACGCCTATGGTTAACGACATTCATAAACCGGCGCGTCACTCGCAATTTTTTTCATTTTGTTTTAATTTTAAACAGTTAATATCAAATTTTAAATTCGCTTCAATTACTATCGCATCCCAAACGTCAATGGTTTTATTCTTTCCGTCCACGTGTGAATAGTTAGGGGCTTTTTCAAATGAATATACCGGGTTTAATTGATTCTCAAAAGTTACATATCTGTTTTTATGGAAATAATCTAAAAGACTATTAACCAATGGATATAGTTTTGAGAAAGAATTAATTTCCCTTTCCGGGTTCAGCCAATCTAAATGAGGATTATTAATCGCTATAATTATTTTAGCATTAGGAACCCTGAACTTTTCCGGTTCGCCTAAACTATACACCCTTGACGGCACAAACCAAACCAAAGGATATTGTACAAATTCATTTGGGTTTTCTTCATCTATGATGCTATTTTGTTGTTCTTTGGACTTACCCACGGTAATGTAATTCAGCAGTTCATACTGATTGCCATACCCGTACTGAATAGTAGGATTTGACTTCAATACAGCGTACTCAATCACGCTTTCTACCGGTGGAACCCAATTATAAATCATAAATGTTTTTTGCCTTTAGACTACAATTAATGACAGCATCCGGAAAATCTTCTTTGTGATGAGTTAAGAATTTATTCAAATCTTGAACCCACATTACAAATTGATTCCAAGCTCGGTATCTTTTCTTTTTGTTATACACAGAAAGAGAATTAGCCGTTTCGGGCATTTGTTCGCCAGTTCCTGATGTAATGCTTTCATTAATCGTTTTCCAATGATAGTAAATGAAATAAGATAAATAGTTTTTCTCTACCTTTTTCGTGTTGGTAATTATTTTCTCTGAAATAATACCGTTGAACTTCACTTTATCACAGTCCCCCCCCCCACAACCGCAACCACAAGGGAATGGTTTATGTCCGTCATACTCATAAGCACGTCCGTTCAACAACCAACTCCACTTTTCGTCAGCAGATTCTTGAAGTACAAATCTGTTTTTCCCTTCTGACCATTCAAATTGCTGAATAAATTCATCATAAAGGCATTGACCCAATAAGAGTATCAATGCTCTTTCTTCAAAATCAGCAATCATAATTTCTAAAGCGGGTGTTTTTGAAATGCACCCGCTAAGATTTTCAATAAATGTATCAGAATGAAAGTGATATTTCGGTAGAGTAATCATCTATTACGCTTCTTTTACAAGACCTTTTGCTTCCAATGCTTTGAATGCTTTCTCAGACAAAACGGTTTCAGTACCTTTTTTCGCGTACTTTCCGTTTTTCACGTACACCGCTTTAATTTTTTTACTCAAAGAAAATCTTACGTTCGGTTTTCCTTTTGCTTTATTGTTAGCGGATTGCTTTGCCGCTACTTCTGTTATTGAAGTTGCTGCTGATTTTCCTTTTACTTCTTTTTTTGACATTTCAAGGGTTATTAAAAATTAAACAATTAAACTTCAGGTTCTTCTTCCTCTTCCTCCGCAACAATCAATTCAAGCACGTCTGTAAATGTAGTGCTAACAACACCTGAACTTGTTGCATCCGGCATAATAACCGCGATGAATTTCGCTACTTCGTGAGTTCTAATATTCACGGCTAAACCAGTTTTCGGTGCAGAATTTACCGCTGCGTGGTTGTCCGTTCTTCCATCAGTTTCAAAGTAATAGTAATTACCGTCTAACCCAACGTAAACAGATTGTTTGAAGTCTCCAATCAATAAATCATCTGCCCCCAATGTTGGGTCTTGAATGATTGTTAAGTTTTGAGAGCCAATTTTAATAGTATCCCCTACCAAGATGATTGAACTTCCATTTTGTAGCGTATAAACTCCGTCCGGTGTGCGAGTAGTAATCATTTGAGCGTATGCAACCGGAGAAATAAGCACGGCGTTTGGTTCGTAACCTAACATCCTCAAAGAAGCATTAACCGCAACGATTGCTTCAAATTTTCCCGGATTAACAAAAGAATCCAAACCGGCTGCCGGCGTAAATGCTGAGGCGTTTGTTTTGATGTAATTTAAAACGTGTGCCGGTATTTTCTCTGAAATCAAGTCTTCTACTGCTTTTCTCAATCGGTTGATGATTCCGGCAAAGAATCGACGGATTTTCAAAGTTGTGTAAAACAATCCGGCGATTGGCTCTGCTGATGCTGTTTGTTCCTCGTAATTGATTGAAATTACAGGTTTTTCAACACATTCCGGCGTTACCTCAACATCTCCAACTACATTTTCATTGAAAACGATAAGCGTTTCGGCATCCAACGGCTCCAATGAAACCAAATCCATAATTTTGGAAATAGGTTTTTTAGGCACAAAGAAACCAACTACTTTCGCATACAAAGTGCGTAATGTGGTGTTAAGCCCGGGCGTTCCATCTTCTGGATATACCGTATCTGAAACTGCCTCAACGGTCATAACGCTTTCCGAATCGAATGCTTTGGTTTCAAATCGGAACATTTCATCGTGGTCTCCACGTGCATTTTTGTCAGCAGAACGTTCCTTGTATGCTTCTTCTGTGAAAGATGAAAAAGGATTGTTTCTTTCATTGATTGATTTTTCTTTCAACTTTTCGCCTTGTGCTTTTACGATTTCGTCAAGTGCGTTGTACTGACTTTTCAAAGACTCAACTTCTTTGGTTTTCTCTGCAACCAATTTTTCAGCGTCATCTTTTGAAATCATTCCTTCTTTTGCTTTTTCGGCAGCTTCTTTTGCTTCTTTCGCTGCCTTTTCAGCGGCTTCTACTTTCTCATTCATTTCTTTTTGAATGGTGTCGTTATACTCGCTTTGCAATTGGGCAATTTCTTCCGCCGTTTTGTTTGCAAAATCAGCTTCTGAAATCCCTTTCTTTTCTAAAAATTTTTTAAAATTCATTTCTTTTGAATTAAAGGTTTAATAAATAATTTTTTTTGTTTTGAAGTGCTTTCGCTGCTTCGGATTGAGTGCTGATTGGCGGCTCATTATTTGAAGTGTCTTTCGACGACTTTTCAAAATCATATAAAGTGGGTGTAATGTCATTGCTTCCGGCAATAACCATTGAACCCTCTTTGAATATTCTGGCTTCTGTAATCGCCCAGAAATAACCATCTTTAATGGCCTCGTCCTGATTAATTACTTGATTTATATACTTATCCCAATTCTCATTGTATGCTGCCATTTCGGCATCGTCATCTTGTTCCGGAGATACACATAAGTACATTTTATCATAAATCATCCGGATTGAATGTTGGACGGGGTCTCCGAATTTATACGCATTAAACCCATCGGGGTTTGACCGTTCGGTTAATTTTGATTTGAAAATTAGTGCTTCGGTTTGTCCTTCGAAATTTGCCCCTAATTCTTTCCAGTCAATCATTTGGGTAAATGGTTCCACATCTTTCGGTTGGCTAATTACTTTTCCAATTGACAAATCGTGATTGATAATTAGGAATGTTTTCCCATTTTGTTCCTTTACCGATTTCTTCCAAATTCCGGGAACATGAACATCACCGTGAGAATCTAAATAGTTTGTAGTGTTGATTACAGGGTAAACATAATCGCCATAACTGATATTTTCTTTCGGCGTTAATGACTTTGTCGCGGAACTCTTACCGATGATAGATAATCCGGTAGGTTCGCTGAATTTAACGGCTGACTTCTTTAGTTCAACGACTTCATCTACTCGTTTTACGATTTCAGAAATCATATCACTCTTTGAATCGAAATGTTTTTTTAATTCTTTACAAAAGTATTTCACTTCATTATGGTGTCGCTGTCACCCAGCTTATTTATTTTTTCTTGAATTGCTTTTTTCAAAACCTTACTTTTTGTTCCTTTCAATTTCTTCAAAAGTTCCTCTTTGATATTCTCGTTGGTTTTACACATCTTCTTTGATTATTTCGTAATTAATTAAAATGTTGTTAGCCGTTTTTAAGTCAATCAAATTGGCGTTAAGCAATTGAATTACCCTACTGGTAACCTTATCTTTATTTTCCTCTTTCGTATTCTGCGCGACCTGATAAGCGGGCAAATGAGAATAATCAAGAATGATTTTATTCGGATGGTTGTCAAACCAACTCATAACCCCTAAAGCAAATGCTTCGGCAACCGGTTCAATCTCATTTTGAATTACCGAAAATTGTGCCTGCTCACGATTTTCATCTTTTGCATTATCATTTTCAAACGGGTTTAATTCGTTAGGAACTCCGATTTTATTAGCAATCACCCGCATATCGGATTGCTTCATTTTGTCGAAATCAATCCCGGTAATATCCTTTGCTAAGGAATCGACTTTTAATTCTTTTGATGAAACTAAAATGGATTTGCCTTGTGCTAATCCAGAACCGTTTAATTTATTCTCAATATCATCTTTGTAGGTAATGGGATTCCCCTGTTTATCTCTTGTCATTTCCTCATCCAACCCATCAGAAAGCCCTTCTGGCCTTTCTTTGTGAGATACAATGGTTGCCCCGGTCCTTTTTATTTGGTTTCTCTTTCCACGATTTGCAAGTAAAGTGTTGTTTGCCTCATCCTTTAATGAAGTCAATCGTGAATGTCCTTTGAATGGGTTTTTTGAATTTGGTTTGGTGTCGTAATAGATAATAACATCATCTGTGATCAATTTTGTTTTGGAATTATCGCTTTCAAATTGATGTCTGTATTTGAATTTAACTGATTCCAAATCGAAAATAGATGTTTCAATTCTTTCAAAGTCTATGAAGTCGGGATTGAGGTTGTATAGTTTAACTTCCCCAATTCTTTTCTGATAACCAACAGATTTGTGATATGGGTAAACGTAATTATAACCGGCGGCGCGTAAATGATAATAATGTTGTGAAAGGAATTCTGATTGCCCCTGGAATTGATTGGGTTTTCGGAGTAATTTTACTAATTCATCATCTTCAACCACGTTCCCGTCTTTGTCAATGGAATAGATGATTGCGCTTTTAAAGATATTCGCGAGATACGTAATGGGGGCATCAAATGCGTTGATGTTTTCGGCGGCGTGAACGAACCCTGTTCCGAAATAATTATCAATATCAAATGTGCCTGAATCTAAAGTTAGATTAAAACCGAAGAGAGTCCTTTTGTGTCCTAAAAGGTTTCGGAAGAATGATTTTAAGTTATTTTGCGCTATGATATTTCATCACGTCACTCGCTATTTTCGTTTTTTCTTTTTAAAGTTGTAAATAAGGTCTTTTGCTATTTCCTTATCATCAATGGACGGTTTTTGATTTTCTTTTATTGAATTAACGGCATAACAACCTCTACATTTGTATTTAGTTGTTTTTTCGGTTTCAGATATTTGGGTTATACGAACCCAATCGATATTAACACCTCTAAATTCAATTTCCCCGTCAACAAAAGTGGCTAATTTCTTACCACATTTACAACACTTTATTTCATTATTATTGTTCACAAAGATAATATTTTAAATTAATTTTTAGAAATTCAGACCGGATTTATTAAACGGTCAAATGCACCGGCAAAATAAAGCCACACAAAAAGGGTTATTATTGCTAATATTTTCATCCAGAAATTGAATGATGAGGGTTCTTTTTTTCTTTTCCTGATGGTTTTGAAAAGAATGATTGCAATGAATACAATCAGAGTAATTTGAGCTATTAATTGAGTTGTCTGCATATTTTAATTTATTATTGATTTTAATACGTCTTTTTTCGGTTGATATTTCCAAATCATAGTGCCAGTAGTAATTATTTCCTTTTAAATTTCCCGGTTAAGAACAAACATTTAGCGAGGTGGGTAATCACGTCTGCCGCCCCTACCATTTTTTTATTTCCGTGCTTTGGTAGTTTCTTTAAATGCTCCATAAATTTCAAATAATCACTATCTTTATTTTCGCTATCAAATACGAAATGTTCTAAAACAACCCATTTAAACATTCCAATTCTATCAATTTTAGGTTCACTATTTACGAAAGGTTTTAGACCGGTTATGCCCTCATTTTTCATCATCCTGCCATATAACCCGCCAACTCCATTTTTTTCTAAAAACGTTTTTATGGGTTTATGCTTATTGTTCTTCTTTACTGCGGTTGGAAGATTGTATTCCGAATCCCCCGTATTATAAATAGCATCAACTATGTAATATTTTTCTCCTCTTTGGTAAGCATAAACTTGTCCGTAAGTATCTTCGCCGTCGTCCTTAGCATCTACCGCGGATAGTGCTGTTTCAAACCCAGTCCAATCAATTTTACTAAATGGTTCGGTTTGCAATCTATTTTCATACATTAAACCTTCTTTGCTATCTACATCCTGTCCATATTGAGCATCAAAAGCGTCATCACTCATTGGTCCATCATCTTTATCTGCCAATCCTCTTTTTATATCTTGCAAATTATCAAGTGTTAGCCGTAACGGGTCTAATAAACCATCAACGTATTTATCGGCTAATTCCGGTGGATTTATTTTGTCATTTTTAATTGCCGGTAGAACGATATGCTTAACTTTTGATAAAGTAGATAGGGCGTGCTCGGTCGTATCAATTGCGCTTAACCTTTGCATCACTTGTATATATACGGTTTTAGCTAAAGATTTATTTCGGGTTGCGAATGCTTTGAAACCGTCAATACATTTAGCAGCTTGTGCCTCTGAAATTGAATCCTGATAACTCATAGGGTCGTCATCAATTCTTATATGTCCGTGGTCTCCGGTTATCCTTCCTTTGGTAGTGTATTGCGTTATTTCCCCGCCTTTCATATTTTTCAACGTCATCAAAGCTGTGGAATCTGAACGCAATGTTATTTCCGGAAAATAAGATTTAAATTTGCTGCTGGTCAAAATGTCCCTGCGTTTGGTTGCGAATTTAATGGCGTTGGTATGAGAAACTGTATTTAACAATATTACTTTCTCCGGGCAATTAGCCCATAACCAACAAGGTAGCATTATAGATACAAGCGTTGACTTTGTCGTTCCCGGGCAAATGTTTATGATTAAGTCGTAAAGTTTTGGACGGTCTTCTATAACTGTGGAAACCGCTTTTTCTAATTCATCACACAAGTAAGGAATATGCCAGTTCCAAATGGGTTCATCGGGTATGATTTCACCCCAAAATTCTTTCGTAAATTCAAAGAGCGACCTTTTGCAGATTTCTGCATTTAATTCATTGGTTGAAATATTTATTTTTTCGGTTGTCAATCATTATTTTTTTGCGATATTTTCAATTTTCTTTTATTGGTCCCGTGAGTCAATTTGATAATTGATAATTTTTTATTCTGTTTTTTGAGAATCTCGTAATTTCTTTAATGTTTCTAAATCCACCTTGGACAAATCTACGTTTGATTGATTCAAACTTTCTCCATTTGTGGTATGGTCTTGTTTGATCGGTGCATAATCTCCTTCTATTTTCGATATTTCGGATTGCAAATGTTTAATAGTTCTACGCATCATTGCTTTTTCATAAGGAGTTAATGGCCTGTCATATTTCAAAACCTTTTTGCCTTCTCGTTTCATTTCGGTAAAAACACCCGTGTCTAATTCTTTTTCGGTTTGGTCAATTTGTTTTTGCAACAAAAGCAGTCGGTCATTTTTCGTCTTTAAACCGTTTTTAAGGGGTTTTAAATCTTCTTGTATGGTTAGGGCTTCTTTTTCTTTTTGAAGCTTCCGTTGATAGTCCTGATGTCGTTGTTTGGCGGCATTCCAATCTTTTGAGAATGTCTTTTCAGATTTACTGAACTCGACTGAATATTTACTGAACATTTCAGAATAGGACGTATTCGGCTCTTTTGTGAGCTCCTCATGTATCCATTCTTGTCTTGTCTTTGGGTTATTCATTTCTTGTCAAATTGCAATTGGCTTTCGTCAACTTCGTTATTGGCTCTTTTGGTTTCTCTTTTTGCCCTTACATTTCTTGCCCTTGCTAATTCTTCGGAAAGAGGCAAACAATTCCATATTTGTTTTAGGGTATAATAAACCACGGAATAACGGTAACCGTTTTTGTGGGTGGTTTCTATGGGTGTAACACCGTGTAAAATGTTTTGACCATCAAATAATATGACGGTGTTGT